TTATCTGTAGGTACACAAGGAAAAGCATTGACTGTCGCTGATTCGGGAGAAGTGTCTTGGAACCTATTACAGACAAGCGACAAAGTTTATTATGTAGCAGAGTTCGGAGAAGATGTTGCCACAGCCGGAACCAGCCCACAGAATCCGTGGCGCACTATACGTTATGCCACTGAAAATATCACAGGATATGCCACTATTTTCGTGAGAACCGGAGTATACGAAGAAATATTGCCTATTCGTGTCCCAGCATTTGTGGCCATAGTAGGAGATGAACTGCGCAGCACCGAAGTTCGACCAGCCAATAATGTATTGTCCAATACCTATATCACTTATATTCTAGAGGCAGTCGACTATATTCAAAGCATCATAGGTTATGTGATAGAAGGGATACCCGTGGGAGATGAAAATGTATCCGCCGGAACGACCATTTACGGCGACATTCCACAAGACATTTCTGGTCCTGCCGCAACCAACAACGAAGCGCTGATCGCCGATTCTTTGATCAACCAATTTGTCAGCAGATTACAAAGCCAGAATCCTGTTTCTTTTTCGGGATCTTCATCACTGACCGGAGATGCGAATAGATTAGCAGCCAGGGCTCAGATACTGGCCAATAAAGAGTTTATTAAAAATGAAACCACACTATATGTGGAAAATGTCTACACCGACTCCACAGTAACAGACCTGCCTCAAAGATGGAGCAGCGATCTAGACAGGATCATCGACGGTCTATACTACGACACGGGATATGTAGGAAACTGGAAGACCATAGAAGCAGCCAATTTTTTCTTGGCAGCCAGTGATTACGATGTCAATAAGACACAGAATATGTTCCTCTTGAGAGATGGTACTGGTCTAAGAAACATGACATTTACTGGTCTGTCAGGATCTCTTATCGGTCTGTCATCCCTGGCAGTCACACAACGACCCAGCGCAGGTGCATATGCGAGTTTAGATCCCGGATGGGGTCCTGGAGATAGTTCAGCCTGGGTGGGAACTAAATCTCCATATGTGCAGAATGTGACCACGTTTGGTGACGGATGCGTGGGTTTAAAAATCGATGGAGACCTGCACTCAGGTGGCAACCAAACCATAGTAGCCAATGATTTTACTCAGATACTTTCAGACGGCATCGGTGTCTGGGCCAACGGCACCGGAAAATCAGAAGTGGTATCTGTGTTTACTTATTATAATCACATAGGCTATCTATGTACCAATGGAGGAAAAATCCGAGGAACCAACGGTAACTGCTCTTATGGACAGTTTGGTGCTGTGTCAGATGGATTCAACACCACGGAAATACCTATAACTGCTACTGTGAACAATCGATACTATGATGCTGCGGTCTATCAGGTCTTATGTACTGCCGACAATAAGTTGCTGAAATTTTTCTATTCCAATGCTGGAGTCGAATACACAACGGTATCTGGAACCATAACTGGGTCGGGCAGCGGTCATGAGGTAGTCTTTGACGAACTGCGCAATGGAGGAGTCTACGAAGTCAGGATCGCCGATCCGGGAGATTCTTCGGCCGCTGGCGGTTCGGGCTACGTTTTTGCGACCAACGCTTCCCAAGGCGGAGACCAGACTAGGATACAATTGGCCGGATCGGACGAAAATCTAGCATCTAATTATAGGCAAATGAGATTGGTCATAGGTAGAGGAACAGGAACCGGTCAATATGGTTATATCGCAGAATACGATTTTGTGGGAAAATATGCTTATATAGGTCTAGAATATCAGCCGCAAGTCGCAGTCACTACCAGTAGTTCTACTGGAAATCTATTAACTACCAGTTCCACTGCACACCTATCTCTGAACGATCCTGTGATATTCGTAGGTACTAAATTTGGCAACATACAAGATTTCACGGTGTACTATATCAAAACTCTACCGAGTTCTACGCAATTCACTGTGAGCGATACTCCAGGAGGCACTACTTTCAACCTAATCAATGGTAGTGGAACAATGACATTACACAGCATAGGTTGGCACCATTTCGTAGAAGGGACTGCAATAGAATCTGTGTTAGACAACACTTCGAACTATTTTATCGAACCAAGGATCAATTTTAGCAGTCCGGGATTTAGTGCAGCATCTATGACATTACCAGCAAACCGGCAGTGGACCAGCATCGCTGCAGGACCTAATAATATCGTAGCAGTGTCGTTGGATTCTAACATCGCTGTGTATTCTGGAAACAACGGAACGAACTGGAACAACGGAACATTGCCTTCAACCGCATTATGGACCAAGATCAAGTATGTTGGTGGAAGATTCATGGCTTTTGCTTCTGGCGGCCAGGCCGCTGTGAGCACTACCGGAACTTCATGGTCATCGATGACCATGTCTAGCACGGCCGAATGGAGAGATGTTACCTACGGTGAAGGCAAATGGGTGGCCGTGGCCGCCGGAGGAACCAAAGCGGCCTATTCAACTGACGGTAGTTCTTGGATCGCAGCAACACTACCAGAAGGTGCAGATTGGAACTCTATCGAATATGGCAAGGGTAAATTCGTTACCACCGCGCTCAGCGATTCATCTACCGGAGTAGCAGTAGCCTATAGTGATAATGGCATAACTTGGACTGCAGGTACCATTCCCCAAGGTTCGTATTCATTGGCCTACGGCAATAATAGATTCGTGGCTCTATCAGGCGGTTACGCAGGAGCCACAGAAGTATCGATCAGTTTTGATGGCGTCACTTGGACAGAAAGCACCATAGCCTCAGCAGACTGGCGAGCCATCAAATATGCAGGCGGAATATTTGTCGCAGTGGCCAATGGCAGCGCAAATATGGCCATATCCATAGACGGAAAAAGATGGACCTACCAGTCTATGGGAACTTCTGCAGAATACTGCGATGTCACATATTCGACATTGGCAAGTCCCGGAAGATTTATCGCCATAGCAGGATTAGTCGCGAATTCCACAGTCGGCAGGCTCGTTAGCACCGGAAGGACCACGGAAGCCAGGATAGTTGTAGTTTCTGGAAGGATCTCAGCGATCAATGTTTGGGAACCAGGCAGCGGCTATACCAGCGCACCAGTCGTGACTGTCAACGATCCGAATAACAGTTCGGAAGTGGCCACGGTTGTGAGGATCGGCAGCGGAGTAATCGCAGGACCAACTATCATCGACGGGGGCGCTGGCTTCGAAACAACCAGCACTAGGGTTTCGATCACGGGGGATGGTTATCGAGATCAGTATCAGATAGGAACTGAACTGGTAGTCAATGGACTGACTAGACTTCCGGGTCCCGGCGACAACGTGACGATTTCCGGCATCGACGATTATATCTACAAACTACTGACTGCCACCGTTTTAAGTGGGTCGTTAGGAAATTACACAGCTAGATTAACTATTGCTAAAGATCTGGGCAGAGACGAATCGCCCGAACATGGAACCGCCGTAGAGATTAGGCAGTTGTATTCACAGGTACGATTAACTGGACACGATCTATTAGACATAGGTCTGGGTAATTTCATCGAAACCAATTATCCAGATACACTGAATCCCAATGGTACTGTACTAGCACCTGAAAATGAAGTAGTAGAACGAGGTGGGGGCCGTGTGTTTTACACCAGCACAGACCAAGACGGTAACTTCCGAGTGGGAGAGTTGTTTGCAGTCGAGCAGGCCACTGGTACTGTTACACTAAATGCACAGTTCTTTGAATTGCAGGGTCTAGAAGAACTGCGGTTAGGTGGTGTTACGGTAGGAGGTTCTGGAGTTGTGATCAGAGAATTTTCTACGGATCCTACGTTCACTGCTGATTCGAATAACATTGTCGTTACCCAGCGAGCGATCAAGGCATATTTAAATTCTAGGGTTTCTGGAGGCGGTGCGGACGCCATAACAGGACAACTAACCGCAGGTATAGTTCAGATAGGCCCCGACAGTTTAGGAACTACCACAGGCGACGAGTTGATATTTGAAAATAAAGTGAATTTTAGGGGCGGTGTAGATGGAACATTCTTGTCACAGGTTTATTTCTTAAGTTGCTCAGCATGAACCGAATCTCAAGATTGAATAAATATTAATTAATGCGAATTATGGAGCTATAAATGGCTGAATTTAAACTAGGTAGAATTAGATTTGTATGGAAAGATGACTGGGTAACCGGTACCACATACTACAAAGACGACATCGTTGCCTACGGTGGACGCACATATCTCTGCGTGGTAGGACATACCGCAGCCGCAGATTTTTACACTGATCTCGACAATGTTCCTACTAAATGGAATCAGTTCAGCGACGGTCAGGCATGGAAAGGCGACTGGACTGCTACTACTCTGTACAAAGAAAACGATATCGTCAAATATGGTGGATACGTTTATATCTGCAACGACGGACACACATCCGGTCCTACACTAGAAGCCAATCAAAGTGATTGGGATCTATTCGCAGAAAGTTTTGATTGGAAAGGCGCCTGGACTACCACTACTACTTATAAAGTCAATGACATAGTGAAGTATGGCGGGTTAGTTTATCTCTGTAATCAAGCGCATACATCAGCAGCCACAGCAGCATCTGGACTCGAAGCAGATCAAGCCAAATGGGATCTATTCAGCGAAGGCATCGATTGGAAAGGCGCTTGGACCACATCGACTAGGTATAAAGTCGGAGATCTAGTCAAATACGGAGGTACTACCTACGTATGTAATCTAGGCCATACATCAGCAGCCACAGCAGCATCTGGACTCGAAGCAGATCAAGCCAAATGGGATTATTTTAATCAAGGTATCGACTACAAAGGAACCTGGGTCACTGCCACGAGATACAAAGTAAACGATATTGTCAAGTATGGAGCCGGCACATGGATCTGTGTCGCACAGCATACGGCCGCAGCCGTGTTTGCGACAGATGTAGCGAACTGGAATCAGATAGTCGAAGGATTTGAATTCGAAGGTGATTGGCTGGCCGGTACGATATATCAACCAGGCGATGTCGTTCGATATGGCGGAAATTCATATATCGCTAAAACTAATCACACAGCAGTTGGCGGGCAAATACCACCAACACAGACCGCAACTTGGGATTTGTTTGCAGAAGGATTCAGACTGCAAGGAGATTGGACTGGAGGCGGCCAAGAATACAAGATAGGCGAAATAGTAAGGCATGGTGGCTTCACTTATGTGGCTATCGCAGATAATCAAAATCAAACACCCCCTGATGTCACATACTGGAGTAAGTTGAATGAAGGTATTGATTGGCAGGGCGATTGGACAGTTTCAACATCCTATAGACTAGGTGATGCTGTTAAATATGGACCAAATTCATATATTGCTGTACAAGCACATTCATCAACTAACGGTGCTGACCGTCCAGACAATGACGGAATCGGAGCATACTGGAATCTATTAACCGCAGGCAACGAAGAATCCGTATTGACAACCATAGGAGATTTAGTCTACTACTCCGGCGCAGGCCCTGCTAGATTACCTATAGGTGAAGAAGGCCAAGTGCTGACTGTTAGTTCTGGTTTGCCCGCCTGGGAATATTTCGGCAAAGTCGAAAACGTATTTTATGTAGGACCTAACGGTACGAACAGTCCTGCTCCGATCTATGGCATGACTGTAGATCAACCCTGGGCCAGCGTTCGTTACGCCTGCGAACAGATCGATCTAGGAACAGAATATCCCGATGCTGCTTATCTGTTGAGAATGAATCGAACATTCATGCAGAGAGAAATCACCGAATGGGTAGATTATCAGATCACAAATAACATCGGTATATTTTCTGGGTTCATCAATGATAATGAAGCACTGTGCGAAAGAGATATGGGATTGATTCTAGATGCTATAATCTACGATCTGACACATACAGGTAATATAAAAACCATAGAAGCAACTAGATCATATTTTAATACAGCAGGCACCGCATTGATACCTGCGATCGCCGACGAGGATGAGCAGTTGGTTGCCGCTATAAATTACGGCGTGATATTGATCGGTAATGTTCTGTCAAACACAGCACCGGCAGACAATTATCAAGGTTTGAATGGCATTTCTCCGGGAGATAGAACTCTGCAGTTAATAGATGCCACTTATACAGCAGAAAGCGGTACACTGGCAATCTGCCAAGGACTAGCAGAAATCATAACCGATGCTGTAACAGCGGGAAACACATCTAGTGTACCTTCTGAAGATATACCAAACTATACTATAAATGTCAAAACAGGATTATTCGAAGAAGTCTTACCAATTCGCGTTCCCAGCAATACTGCTATCGTGGGAGACGAACTACGTTCTGCACGGGTAAGCCCAGCAGGCAAACTCGTAGGCAACAACGACAAAGCCAAAACTATCGCAACACTAACACATCTAAAATCTATTACCGACAATATTGTTACTAATAGTGCAGTTACTCCTACTTCTGGAAACACTGAAACGCAAGATACCACTAGCCAAAACGAAGGTAACGTAGGATCTACTACTGCTGTTACAAGATTGCAGGCAGGTGTTGCTGAGATTGACGATATCCTTACCAACGGTCTAGGTGCAGTGGATGCATTTGTGTTGACCAATCCTACTGACTGGGGTTCTTCTTTAACCAATACTGCTTTTGCAAGTACTGGAAACGTCACAGGTGCTACTACTGGATATGACAATGCTAGAGCACAGATACTGGCTAACACTGCATTCATCAAAGCAGAAATCACTGCTTGGATTGCCGTCCAGGTGGCAGGTTCAATCGCACCATTTAGTGCATCATTTACCTACGATGCAGCAGCCTGCGCTCGTGACGTAGAATACATCCTAGATGCAGTACGTTACGATTTAACCTACGGTGGCAACACACAGACTATGATCGCTGCCAAAGCATATTATAGTTTTGGTGAAGCCACATTCGGAGAGGGCGAAAAAGACGAAACACTGGCAGCCTACGCAAGATTAAAAATTGTAGTGGGTGAAGTGATTACGGAAGCCGCGGTCACAGTTTCTGCAGGCAACGCCCTAACACAAGACGTCAGCGGTACCGCAGGTACCACAGCCAGCAAAAACTTCGGGGAAGAGCGGATCCAAAACATCATCGATCTTATCACAGTAGATGGTGTTGAAACAGCAGTAGGTTATCCAGCCACTGTACAACCTGCTACATCATGGGTTTCTACAGAACTCCAAACAGCAGGCACAGCACTTAACTCTGCTAGATCAGAAATTCAAACTCACTCTGTTAACTATATCAAGAGAGAATTTCCTGATCTGGTGTTTGATGATGCGACCTGTTCTAGAGATGTTGGATTAATTGTGGATGCTTTACGTTATGACTTAATGTTTAACAGTAACTTTGCTTCTATCAAAGCAGGTATGAGTTATCGTAGAGGCACTGCTTCTGCACAATTAGTTGTGGCTAACCAATTGGCTGCTACACAAACTATACTAGACTTTATCAGCAAGAAAGGTGCAGTTATTGTATCTTTTGGTTCTTCTGTAATGTCACAGTTGCTATGGGATGATATTATCAATTATGCTAACACAGGTACAAGACCTATCATAGTTGGTACTATGGATCCTACCACAGATATTGATCGCTATAACGGTTCACAGATCTTATTGCTTAACAAAGAATTCATGGTAGCAGAGGCCACGGCCTATGTTGATCAAACATTCCGTGCCACAGTATCTGCATCTACAGGTGGCGCCACAGACGAATTTACCTGCTCATCACAGACATGGATGGTAGCAGGCGACACTGTGAGATTTTCTGGAACTGTATTTGGAGGTATCAGCACTAATACCACATACTACGTTCTTGCAAGCGGATTAACTGCTACTACATTCAAAGTATCATTAACACCGGGTGGATCGGCCGTTGATTTATCCACGGCTGCTGGTTCAATGTTAGTCAAGTGGTACTATAATTCAGCAAGTTGTCAGAATGACGTGAGAAATTACGTAGAAGCCATCGCACATGATATGAAATTCACAGGTAATTATAAGTCTGTGATGGCAGCAAGATTCTATAGAAACGCATTTACTGGTTCTAAACTAGAAGACATGTATTATGTAAGTCGAGGCTGTGGTATTCGTAATCAAACATTGTTGGGCTTAGACGGAACGTCAGACGGTAATACCGCAGGCGCCGGTGATGCTGATGGACTAACCGTTGCTAACGAATATGGTACACAGCGTCCGTTAGCCGGAGCATATGTGTCGCTGAATCCAGGTTGGGGACCAAACGATGAAAATGTATGGGTCACGAACAAATCAACCTATGTCCAGAACGTCACTACATTCGGTACAGCCTGCGTAGGACAGAAAATTGACGGAAGTCTACATGCAGGAGGTGTCGATTCTATCGTGAGCAACGACTTCACACAGGTACTCAGCGATGGAATCGGTGCATGGATCTCCAATCTAGGTCGCGCAGAATTAGTTTCTGTGTTCACATACTATAACTACATCGGTTATCTGGCAGAAAACGGCGGTAAGATCCGTGCTACCAACGGCAACAATTCTTACGGCGATTTTGGATCAGTGTCAGAAGGTATAGATATCACCGAAGTTGCTGTAACCGGAGAAGTTAATAACCGAGCAGATGAAGCCGATGTCAGAAATGTAATAACCAACGGCAGCAATATTTTAATCTACGAATTTAGAAATGCAGGCAACGACTATACATCTGCTACGATCAGCACATCTGGTACTGGTTCAGGAGTGCAGACGATAGTCAATGAGTTTCGTGACGGTGGAGTATTCAATATACGATTGACAGATCCGGGCGATTCTTCGGGGATAGGCGGCGAAGGTTATATCACAGCCGCGAACCAGGCACAGAGCGGAAATACCACGCAGATAACATTGGCGGCCGCTGATAATAGAACCAGCACTGCCTATGTAGGCATGAGCATATACTTAATTACAGGAACAGGCGCAGGTCAATATGGATACATCGGCACTTATAATGCTGGTTCTAAAGTAGCGACTGTGTTTAAAGACAGCGACGGTACGGCAGGATGGGATCATGTGGTTCCTGGAACACCTATCGCTGCAGCGTTAGATGTTACCACTTCCTACGAGATAACTCCTAGAATTGAGATGTCCGCTCCGCCGTTTACTAAAACAACTGCTAACATGAATGCCAACAGCAATTGGAGCGATGTGGTATTCGGTGACGGATACGGAGTTTATTCTGCTGTGGCAGCCACAGGCGGAGCAGGTTCTTTAGCTAATTTCAATATAACTCGACGATACGGAGTTTACAGCGTAGAGGTAAACCAAGGTGGTGCTTTGTATGCGATAGGCGATACTTTAACTATACTAGGAGCGAGTCTAGGAGGAACGACTCCGGCCAATAATCTTACATTGACCGTGGCAACAGCCACTAATCCCAGCGGTGCGATAACTTCGGTCACTGTGTCGGGAACTGCTGTTACACCTAAATATGTTGCAGTAGTCAATGGCAGTACCGCTGGAGCATATTCTCTAGATGGCGTTAATTGGTCGTCGATGACCATGCCTACGGCCACAGGCGGTGGCGGCGGAGAACCGGATAATCAATGGGTAGCCATCACATACGATGCCTATCAAAATGTCAGCAGATTTGTAGCAGTGGCCAAAGGATCATCGACTGCTGCTTATTCGTTCGATGGCATCAATTGGACTTCAGTATCGCTAGGAGTGGTCGAAGACTGGAGTGATGTCGTGGGAGGTAACGGAACGTTTGTGGCCATAGCAGATAGCGATTCTAGCACCACTTGGAGATCAACATCTACCAACGGCGGTGCGACTTGGACCTCGGCTACAGTGGCCACTGGCTCTAAAGCCATAGCCTATGGCGGTGGCAGATTCGTCCTAGTAGAAGGTAATTTTTCAAATTCTGTGGCTTACAGCACTAATGGAATCTCTTGGACTGTGACCACACTTCCAGCCAATGACGACTCCTCGGAATCTAACTGGGTAGATATAGCCTACGGTAACGGACGATTTGTTGCGATCGCAGACAGTTCTGCCATGGCAGCATATTCGTTTAACGGTGCTACTTGGTATAAGAGCAATCTACCATCGATCAGCGAGTGGAGTTCTATATCCTACGGTCAAGGCGTATTCTATGTCACCAGCCTAGGTGACGCTGCTGCCAGTTCTCCTGACGGGGTTACTTGGACTCTACGTGACGGTAGTTTCTTGCCTATAGACATAACCAGCACTAATGCTAACTCTATTCCAGCATCAACTACTGCCAGAACACTTCCTAGTGCCAGCACATGGCAAGATGTCCTTTGGGACGGAAGCAAATTCGTAGCCATAGGTTATACTACTGCTACGAGTCTCGGAGCATACGCAACCAGCACCGACGGTGCGACCTGGACTGGTGGGACTATCGCTCAATCCGGTGGTAACTGGGAATATACCTGTTTGGCCTATAACGGTACCAATCAATACGTGGCACTGATTGGCGGTAACGGTGGTAACAATGATATCGCTACTTCTGCTAACGGCACTACTTGGAGCACCACAGCCAATGCATTACCTGCTAATTCATTCTGGAAACAGGTAATCTGGGATGGTTCTAAATACGTGGCAATCAGAGCAGACAGTGCTAATATAGCAACAAGCGCAAACGGTACTTCATGGACTGGTTCTGCTGTATCAGGAGGTTCGTCAGATGCTACCAGTATCGCGGTAGGTGCTATCGGAGCAACTACTTATTATATCATAGTAAGCGGCGGCGCATCAGCTAGCCAAGCAGTTTCACATTCTACAAACAGTGCATCAACCTGGACCACTGCTAACTCTATGCCCAGTTCAGATCTATGGAGTTCTGTGGCCTACGGTAACAGCAGATTTGTTGCAGTAGCGGGTAATACAGCCACTACTACAACTAAGGCAGCATACAGTACCAACGGAACAACTTGGACAGCGGCTACCATGCCAGGTGCTGCTGCACGTTGGATCAAAGTTATTTGGACAGGCACAGCGTTCTTGGCATTTGCCTACAACAGTAACAGAACAGCCTACTCTACAAACGGCGTGACTTGGATAGAAGGACCAGCGCAGAGTTCAACTGCTGATTGGTTTACCGCGGCCTCAACAGGTACTACGACCTATACCGTGGCCACATTAGCTACCTCGACAACTACCACGGCATCTAGCATGGAATTTGCTGTTGAAGTAAACTGGTTGACTACTACCAGCACGACAACCGGACTGAATGTAGGAGATCGTGTTAGATTCATCCGTGATTCATCAGGTTCTGAAATATTCGGAGGAGTCCGTACGGATTCAGGAAAGATTTACTTTGTCAATAGCATCTATGATGCCACTAGATTCAGCATATCTGAAACCAGCGGAGGATCTACATTCGCTCTAAGCACAGGATCAGGCAGCATGCTGGCCTTGACCAGCAAGACTTATGTGGCATCGGCATTTGGAAATTATCAATCGTATCCGAGATGGGTAGTGATAGGCAGCAATTCACAGGGAGTCTTGAACATACGACAAGGTACTCGGGCAAGAGCACGATCATTAGTCACTGGCGAAGGGTTGATCACTGAAATCTGGATACACGAACCAGGTTCTGGATATGTCGCCGCACCGACGCTGACTATCACAGATCCAAATAACACAGGTCCGGATGCTACCACACAGGTAAGGATAGGCAACGGAGTTATCGCACAGCCAACATTTACTAACAGAGGAACTCTTTATACAGCAGCAGCAGCAGAAGTTGCTGGAAACGGCTACGCAGATAATTATCAGGTCACTGCATTTGTATCGTTCAAGAACCTCACAGGAATCCCCAAAGCGGGCTCCAATGTGCAGATAGCAGGTATCGACGACGTCTACTATAGATTGGTTAACGTTACCGGGCTCTTGACAAATCCAGATGGCACATACGATGCTACCCTACAATTGAGCCCTGCTATCGGTGCTGCAGAAGCGCCAGAACATGATACGACTACGACGATACGCAGACGATACAGCCAGGTTCGACTGACCGGTCATGATTTCTTGGATATTGGTACCGGTAATTTCACAGAATCTAATTATCCCGGACTACCTTTAAACGATCCTATACCTGCTAATGAGACCAGAGTTGGCGGTGGCGGACGAGTGTTCTATACTTCAACTGACCAAGATGGTAACTTCCGTGTAGGTGGACTGTTTAACGTTGAACAGAGCACTGGTGTAGCGACCTTGAACGCAGATGCCTTCAACATCGCAGGTTTGAATGAACTTTCGCTGGGCTCAGTGGCGCTAGGTGGGTCAGGTGCAACGATCTCAGAATTTTCAACAGATCCATTCTTTACACAAGATTCGGATTCTGTGGTTCCTACACAGCGGGCTATTAAGGCGTATATTACTAGCCAGATCGGTGGAGGCGGATCTAGTTTGAACGTGAATACTTTGACTGCGGGTGTGATTTATGTGGCGGGACAGTCCATTAGCACTACGACAAATGTTCAAATTAACATAAATAGTAAGGTAAACTTCAAAGGTGGTATTGCAGGCGATGCCCTTGTGTTAAATTACTTTTTACAAGCAAATTAATGGAGAATTTTAAATGGCAACAGGATTATTAGGTCAATCAACACTGGCAGCGACAACAAATACAACAGTGTATACCGTGCCTGCCACTACTTTTACGGTTCTGAGCATAAATGTGCTGAACCGAGGAAGCACAGCAGTTTCGGTCAGAGTCGCTTTAGCCGCAGGCGCGAGTCCGACAAACGCAGAATACATCGAATATGATGTTCAGATAGGATCTAACGGGGTGTTAGAACGAACAGGTATCATGATGGACGCTGGCAAACGTCTCGTAGTATACGCCAGCAATGCCAACGTATCAGTGAATGCGTATGGTATAGAGACTTCAACAGTATAATTTAGGAGAATAAAATGGGACGACAAGTATCATCTTTCGGAACCGATGCAGTATCCAACAGAACCGTGACTGCCACGGCCACTCTTACTGCAGGTGAAAGAATATTCGCTAATGCCACTTCGGGGGCATTTACACTCACCCTGCCCGCTACACCAGTAGTGGGGGATACCATCCAAATCATCGATGTCGCGGGGATTTTCGCTACGAACAATGTAACCATAGCGAGAAATGGAGAAAAGATCCAGAACTTGACAGAAAATTTAGTTTTAGACATGAACAACGCTGCTGTAACGATGATTTATTCGGGCGTAACATTTGGTTGGGTCTTTATCGGACCCTAATAGGAAAATAAAATGGCAAGACTTACTGATCTACTATCCACCAGAGAGATCGCGGCCAACCAGACAAATCTGGAGAAGGGCCGAGTGTACACCGTGACCAACGGTGGTATGTTCGCCTGTATTCGATCAGATATGAACTGGTGCTGGGCATCTCCGGGCTGTGGTGTCTTAGAAATAGAAATGTGGGGAGCAGCAGGTAGTGGATCTCGCATGTGCTGCTGCGGTAGCGGTCTACCAGGAAATGCTCCCGGATACACGAGAAAATGTTTGGCTGTGTTCTGTAACTCAGCGATCTGTGCCTGTCCAGGTATGGCCTGTAACGCACACGATCTCTGCTTCAGCGGTTGCGGATTAGCTAGTTATCTAGCCTGGTGCAACGCTCGAGACCTCTGCGGCTACTCAAACGGCTGCATGTGCGCACAAGGAGGCCGAGGCGGCACATCGATCTGTTCGACCAGCACGGCCATGTACTGCTGTTTCGTAGCAGCAGGATTCTGTCACACTCTGTTTGGCAGCAGTTGTGGTATCATCTGCAATCAATGTTCCGGTGGCCATATCGGCTGTGGCTATGGCGGTGACACCAACTGCTGCGGCTGCATCAGTTACATGCATTTCTTCTGTAACACGGGCAATCCTCGGCCCTGCTACATACACCAGTTCGTGGCCTACGCACCAGGAATATTCAGCGATCAAGGTGGCGTGATATCGTCTCTGCCAGAAGAAGATCCAGAATTCACTCAATGGAGCGGCACGGGTCTGCTACAGCATCAATATTCTCAGAACGCCCTGAGCCGTTCTCCGGTTTCGGGTATATCATGGATCACCTGTTATTCTTCAACACAGAGCTGCGGTTGTTATGAAATGTATGGCTGCATACCGTTCAATTCCTATGGCGTGGGCGGCATTGGATCCTATCCCTGCCCAGATGTCAGAGACCACGGCAAGCGAGGTGGCATGGGCGCTATTAGATTGACCTATAGAGGAACTAACATGTACGGCCAAAACTGTGCTAAACTAGGAGGTATGTACTGATATGGCAAAGTTATCAACACTGCTAGGTGGCAGAGATTTGGCTTTCGAGGATAATCTAGAAAAAGGTCGTATCTGGGTCTATCAAGAAGGAACTATGTACACCGGATTCTGTAATGGTTTCTGCTGGCGTGCGCCCGGTTGCGGATTCATCCAGATCGATGTATGGGGTTCTGCTGGTTCAGGAGCACAGATGTGCTGCTGCGGAGCAGGTACACCAGGTAACGCCCCTGCGTATCTAAGGAAATGCGTCTGCGTGGCATCGGGAAATTTCGTCTGTGGCTACATTGGACGCTCCTGCAATAACTCTTCAGCGCTGTGTTTCCGTGGCTGTTCAGAGGCCACCTGCGTGTGCTGGTTTGGTTGCTCGCATCACAATCTCAACGAAGGCGGACAGCGTGCCGATGAGTATGATGACAAGGTCCCCAGCAATCCCTGGGGATGGGGCTCGCAGGGTTCAGATATGATCAGCACAGCCAACGGTCCCATCCAGGGACGAGGCGATCGTACAAACATGATAGGTGCTAACCAAGGCTGCGAACTCTGTTGCAGCACGGGTAGATGCTGTACCGTGGGCAGATTAGGCGGCAACTTCACACGCGGCTGTCTCTGCGCACAGGGAGGGCGAGGCGGCATATCGTTCTGTATGGATACCAAATCACCTTATTCTTGTTTCAGAACAGGTTATTTCTGTGGTACGGGTCTAGGACCCGGACACAACATGTGCGATACAGGTAACTCAGCCTGCGGTATAATCTGCAATTGGTGCCAGAACGGCTACAACGTGGCCTGCGGTTTTGGCGGCGACATCAACTGCTGCGGTCTGTGGAGCTGCGTGTCGTTCCATGCCTGCTTACAGACCTGCCCATGTATGTACCAATATCACGTGCCCACGGCCGCAGGCCTGTTCGCAGAAGATGGAGGCACGTTTACCTATACTTCATACTCGGACGACAGCATCATGGGAGGTTGGTCGGGATCGTCACAGGCTGTGCATTTCAATGCGCTGAAATCCTTGAGCCGATCACCCAGCCACAACGAACACTATACCTGCTGGAACAACCAGAGATCCTGCGGCTGCTATGAGATGCAGGGCTGCATGAGTTTCATGCCCGTGGGTGTTCCTGGAGCAGCTCCACATCCTTGCCCGAACGTTAGAGATCACGCAGGTCGTGGCGGTATGGGTGCTGTGCGCATCAAATTCATACCTATCGCTGGGGGCAGCAGTTACTGATATGGACAAATCAAAATTCTATTTTTTAACAACAGGAGGCGGGTCGAGATAACATGGCTAACTTAAGAACATTGGTAGAACAAAAACTAGACCAGATCGATTTCGACGAGACCAATCTAGAAAAAGGCCGCATATGGAGTTACACTCCAGGCACGGAATACGCTAACTTTGTCAATGGCTTCTGCTGGATCGCCTGCTGTCAAGGAAAAGTGATCTTAGATGTCTGGGGGGCCGGGGGCAGTGGTGCTCGTATGTGCTGCTGCGGCATGGGCATACCGGGAAATCCAGGCGCCTATGCCAGGAGATGCGTCTGCGTCAACGCCGGAGACTTTATCTGCGGATATGTAGGTAGATCGTGCAACAATGCTGACGCTTTATGCTTCCGTGGTTGTTCAGAAGCGTCCTGCGTCTGTTGGTTCGGTCGCAATCCAAACACAGGTGCAGCCATAAACGGCTGCATCTGCACACAGGGAGGACGGGGCGGAGTAACATGGTGCTCTACGGGCACGGGCGGTTACTGCTGCTTTACCGCAGGTAACTACTGCAACACCAACTTCGGTGGATCACAGGGCATGATCTGTAACTTTGGTTCAGGTACTGGTTCTTGCTGCGCAGAAGCATATGGTGGAGACATAAACAAGCGCGGCGGATTCAGTTGCGCCACATTCTTTGGTACTAATGGCAGTTCATGCCCCTGTGCCACACACAATCACGTGGCTATTCCTCCAGGCATGTTTGCCTGCGATGGAGGTGTGGTCACGTTCACTCGAGACTCAGACAGCGGGTTTTCAGAGTGGTCAGGCATGGGCTATCACAATTTTATTTCCGCATTGAACGCCATGAGCCGCAGCCCGGCTAGAGGTAATCCATGGACCGCCTGCTACAGCCAACATACTAGAGCCTGCGGTTGCTATGATGTCACTGGTTGTATGCCGTTCATTCCTCCAGGCATGGGTGGCTTACCGGCGCAGCCCTGCCCCGATGTCAGAGATAATGGGTATCGAGGCGGCCTAGGACTAATTAGAATAAACTTTATCGAGAGGGTATAAATGAGAAAAGCATTTAAAACGGTTCTTCCAGACGAACCATACAAGACCACTACCAAGAAAAACATCACAGTAGATTGTATCTACACCGGTAGACGATTCCTGTTGATCCGTTTGAACGGTGATGGAACCATGTTTGCCTTGGAAAGACGAGCAGATACCGCAGAAGAATTAGAGCCTTTTAAGATGACTAAGGAACAACTGGCACTCGATGGTGACACTTTCCAGATCGTGCTAGATGCCGAAACCCATACTTGGGAAGCAGCACACATCACTAACGAGTACGAGCATGGTGAAGTTCCAAACTATCGAGAAACTCTGCCTACCGGCGAAACCTGGGAATACAACTACGATGACTTCAACGGTGCTTTAACACAGCCATTCTACGTCGATGATATCCGCTACGACCGTCCAACAAATACTTGGATACGCCCAAGATATCGTGTGCATGCCATTACTAGGCAGGATTTCTTGGCATCTATGGCTCAACAGGCAAAAACATACAGAGATGCCTATAACAGCGGTAATTATCTAGCAGCAGATCTAGAAAAATTCAAAACACACTACGAATTTTGTGAATCTGTACCCACAAAATATGCCAATGTGGATCATTGGAAGATAAACTGTCTCTCAACACCACCACTGTAATTTAAACCAGAAAAGGTCTTGTACATTTATCCCTGAGGATATATAATCTGTACAAGGCCTTTTTTATTGGAGTTTAAATGACCAGATCAAAAGCATTCTTCGTAAACGGTGGCGCTGGCCGCATGATCACATCTGTTCCAGCATTCGAAAAGTACGAAGAAGAATCGGGAGATAGAGATTTTATCATCGTCTGCGAAGGCGGTACAGATGTTTTCAAAGGGCATCCTACCTTAGACAGCAGAACTTATGATGTTTGGCATAAAGGACTGTTCAAAGATTATTTGCGCGATCGAGATATCGTTACCACTGAACCTTACAGGATCTGGGAATATTATAATCAACAGTGTTCTATCGCACAGGCCTTTGATATACAGATCAATGACAAGGGCATCAGAGAATTACCAAAACCGACGTTCAGACTCAGCAAAGATGAACTATTGAATGGTCGACAGGTAGTGAGCCAGGTTAAACAGAAACTCAAAAAAGACAAGTTAGTAGTTTTACAGCCATTTGGTCGAGGTATCGAATACATTGACGAAACTCTAGTGGATAGAACCGCAAGGAGTTTCGAATTAAAAGATGTCAAGCAGATCATAAAAAAACTACAAGAAAAAGACTTTGCTGTGATATTAATGAGCGAGTTTAAGATAGATCTGTCTGACGCCAAACTCAAAGATGAAGTGGCCATGCCGGAAAATGTCAATTTCCGTATTTGGGCAGCGATCATCAAATATGCCCAGCATTTCCTTGGATGCGATAGCCTAGGACAGCATCTAGCCTATATCATGGAAACTCCTTCTACAGTTATCACGGGATCGACATATCCTATCAATGTATCATATCCAGATTGCGATTATTTTGATATACTAGATATGGGAGAGGTGAGTCGAGAGTACAGTCCGATCCGCATTCTCCCAGACGAACGTGTGGATAGACTAAATGAAAATATAATGACGATGAATGACGATATTACCACATTGGTAGTGGAACACGTACTAGGAAAAAGAGATGACAGTTAAAACTATCGAAATCAAAAAAGAGAAAAAACCTGTTTGGATAGCAGGTATCGCTAGGGGGCATAACAGTGGCGTTTGTTTGCTCAAAGATGGCGAAATAGTATTTGCCATCGAAGAGGAAAGATTCACACGCCAAAAATATGATGGCGGTCCATTGGCCTCGATGGTTAAAATTTTAGAATACACAGATAAACTAGATTATTTGATAATCGCGCATACACAGAATCTCTATGAAACGGCTGGTAAGATAGACTATACAGGTGACGATGTATATACTGGTCTAGCGAGAAAGTTGAATCTCATAGATCGCAAGGTCAAGGATCTGCATCGCCATCCGCAAGTGATCGATCTAAGTTTCATGCATCATAAATTACATTCTGCCTGCGCTTTTTATCGCAGCGGATTCAAAGATGCGGTCAGCGTAGTGGTTGACGGAGCAGGAACGTTTTATCAGATGTCTTACAACGAAATGCCGATCTGGGTATGGGAAGTTGAGTCGATTGTGAACTGTGATTATCCTGCAGAGTTCAAAACATTATACAAACACTACGGCACCAAAGAGCCTATCGCTGGAGCGTATCTGTCTAATTTTCCTAGCAACAATCTAGGAGAAGACGGTGATACGCACGAAGCATGGGTCACTGACCATGCAGGTATAGTCAAGGCCTATGAAGCAGTGACAGAATACTGCGGATTTTCAGCGATCGAGGCCGGAAAAACCATGGGACTGTTTCCCTACGGCAGACCTAACGATAAAATCCCACCATTGTTTGATGAGACATCTAAGATTCCTTTAACAAACAGGAATTTATTTGTTCCTAAGTATCCAATGAGTGCCATGGTTAACGGATATCTGTTCGACGGGCTAGATGAAATGCCTCAGGCCCCCGGCGATGATGTCACTTATCTACAGAGCCGGAGAGACATGGCCTACGCGGTGCAGACACAGACCCAGGAGCAGGTACTTAAATTGATCAAAGACGCGGTCAAACGGACAGGGCGTAAAAATGTCGTGCTCAGCGGGGGATATGGACTCAATTGCGTGGCCAATTATTATTATCTCGCAGAACTCGAAAAAGAAGGCATCAATTTTTATGTCGAACCTATTTCGAACGATGCAGGCACCGCGATTGGCGCTGCTCTGATGTTTTGGTACGGAATGCAAAATGATGAAACTATCCGTGTACACGACACGCTGTATCTCGGACCTTCATATTGTTACACCAACGAAGAAATCGAAAGCAAGGTTGCTGCGATCAAAGACGCTACAGTTGTCGATGCTGCACACAAAGACATCGTTAAACTGCTACGTGAAAAGAATATCGTGACCATATTCCAAGGTCGATCAGAAAACGGTCCTAGAGCATTGGGTAATAGATCTGTGCTGTTTGATCCCACATTCCCCGACGGCAAAGATTATGTCAATATGGTCAAACGTAGAGAGTACTTCCGTCCGTTCGCAGGATCTGTCTTAGAAGAAGATGTACACGAATGGTTCGACCTCAGAGGGATGAAAAACTCACCGTTCATGATGTATGCTGTCAATTGCCAACCGGGCATCGCCGAAAAGATTCCTTCGATCATACATGAAGATGGTACCTGCCGCATACAGACAGTTAACAGAGAGCAGAATCCACACTACCACGATCTAATCAAGGCTTTCAAAGATGAAACTGGAATTCCTATAGTGTTTAATACCAGTTTCAATCTCGGTGGCGAGCCTTTAGTGGAAACTCTCGATGATGCGCTGTGGACGCTGGAAAAATCCGATATCGAATATCTCTATCTTCCAGAGTACGGTAAATTAGTAAAAATACCAAACTAAACAAGATCCGCTCTATGGTAAATACACTATAGATCGGATCTCTTATGTTAAATTTCGCTAACTTTTTCTTACAGGGTATAAAAAATACTCTTCGATTGCAGAATGGAGTAAATTTCTCCTATAAAGGCCCGTGGATTCTGTTCACTGAAAATGCTGTATTGGACGAATTTTATGTAGGAGACTTTATGTCTGCGGAATATACCATAGTCATAGATGCGGGCAATACCAGAAAAGAAATGATCAAGGCACTAGTGGTAGCGGGTCCTGAGTCTGCTGCAGTCACGGTATATGGCAGAACCAATCTCAATGAAAATCTAATCGATCTAAATGTAGTAGTAACAGCATCAAAATGCACGGTCACGATAAGAGGCGCTACTAGTCCTACTGACAGCACCTATGATAATTCTACGTTATTGGCCGGAGCGAAGGTGATATTCAGCGCGAACTATTATTATACCGTAAACAATCTAGTACAGTATTAACAGATACCTAGACTAAATACTATCGTAGTCTTTGTAGTAGTCGTTGTTGGTGTGATAGCGGAGATCTAAATGTCAATAAATTACATACCTTTCGAGTCTAAAAGCGGCTTTCGTAGTCCGGGATTTACTGTCGACGAATTAGGTAATGTGCAGGTCAGAGCATTAGAAGTAGGTGGCCAAGGCCAAGAAAGCATACTGCGTGCCGATCAGATATATGTAAAAAATATACAATTAATAGAAGCGGATTTCGATGAATCATCATTGGTAGCGTTAGGCAGCCAGATCATAGGTAGTTCGCTCACAAGATTAGGAACACTTGAATTTCTCAACATTGACGGAGATCTTAGAATCGCTCAGGGATCATCACCGTATTTCAGTGTGGTCAATGGCCACGTAGAAATAGAAAGTTTTGCTGCGGTCGGTCGTATGGACAATATAGAAATCGGTCTTCAAAATCCCGCAGCAGGAAACTTTACATCATTGAATGTTGGCCCAGGGGATAGTTCTGGTGAATTGTCTGTGCAGGGAAATGCATCAATCACTGACGATCTGAGCGTTGATGGTGATTTAACATTGGGCAATACACCATCATTGAGTACGCATGCCACAAGAAAAGATTATGTAGACGCAAGAATTTCAGCATTCGCTATCGCCTTCGGGGCATAAGGAAAAGAATAAATGGCAAAGAAACAGTTAAAATATTATGTATTTGAACCAGGTATCAGCAAAGATGATAACCTATACCCCAAGGCCGTAGCATTACTAGCCGCTAACAAAACTTTTTTACAGAATCAAGTAGTAGCATTCATCAACGATCAAATCGCAAATAATGTAGCCCCTTATATAGGCTACGCCTATGCCAGTCAAAAATGTACTCGCGATGTAGGATTTTTTATTGATGCGATCTTACACGATCTTAGATACGGTGGTAACGTTCAATCCCGCCAGGTAGCAGACTACTTCTGGATCGATGGCGAACCACAAATCCGAGGCGATGTCACTCCAGAAACAACCGCCCAGACATATCTCAGAACTATCATCAACAGTTTTATTTTTACTAATACAGCAGTGAGTCCAGGATATGGTAACACCGTACCGCAGGCTTTTATCCTAGGACAAAACGCAGAATCTGGAGCAAGTTCAAGAAATACCACATTATGGAATATATTCACAGATGTGATCACCAATGGTATCCCGGCGATGCCTGTAAAAGTTACTGGGGTATCTTCTATTAGATTAATTGGTCAGATAGATGTAAGTTCTATTTTATTGATTACAAACACCAATAGCGGCGAAATACTTTATAATTTTGCTGATGCTAATAACTCAATCACAGTAACATATAAACAAGGTCGTAGCAGCAGCGATGGGCAACTGCTCAGTGACGTTGACTTTCCATCTTGGTATCAGGCTAACGATAGCATAACTACTTTGAATCTTAGCACAGATACCAGCAATCTTTCTTCTGCTACTGAATTACAGATATTTGTAGAAGAAGCAGCACAGACGATTCGTCCTTGGGAATTTGGCACAGATGCTATTGAGCGTATGCGTGTGGCTGCACCGCAGGCCATGCTTGACGCTGACTTTGAATATGGACTACAGCCTACTAAGTGGCAGGCATTGGGTACGATACGTATGTACCCGTCTGTTTATGAAATTCCAGGAACAGACTTAGGAATTAGTAATGTCATCACTGATGCATCAGTGAATACCGGTGGGTTTGGTTCTTCATTGATTACTGTAACTACCAGCGGTGTTCATGGATTTTCAGTCGCTCAACCCATAACTGTAAAAGGATTGAATGCCGCTATTTCGGGATTTGCTCGAGCAGAAGGTTCTTTTTTAATTTACAGCATTCCTAGTTCAGTTAGTTTTACCTATTTTTCAAGCGCCAAGGTAGGCACAAATAGCGGTGACAGCCTTCTAACTACTTTTACACAGATCAGGCAAGCAGGGTTTTTTACCGGCGCTTCGATCGGACAGCCAACATTTTCTGTTTTTAGTAATGGATCAAGCAGCACAGTAACATCAAAGTTTGATACACTAACCGGCAGTTTTTCTATTGCATTTGATGGGACAGCGCCTACAGTAGGTTCTCCTATTTCAGGATCTCCTAATATCCCCGGTGGTACATCAGTAGCAGGTGTGGTCGGATCTGGCACAGTCAATGCAAACATAAGAGATAGTGTAACATCACCTTCAGATACAACAATTACATTGGTCGATTTAACCGGTGTGCAACAACAGATGGCCATAGATGCTGCTGGATCTGCTGCCTTTATCAATTCTATTGCCGGTAATCAACTTACACTATCAACAGCAATTGGGGCAACGTATATCGGCGCCAATGCAACTAATCTTACGGTCACAGGCACAAATATCGCACCTATTGGTACCGGTGCGACCTTTGACATATTTCGCAGCGCAGGCATTTATACAGTAACAGACGCTGGGGATAGTTCGTCAAACGGTATTAATTATGCCGAAGGCGACAATCTATTAATATTGGGCACTGATGTCGGCGGTGCAACGCCAGCCAATGATATAATAATTGTTGTTACAGGAGTTGATTCGGGCGGTGCTATCGATACATTCAACTTTACCGGCACAGCGATTTCCGGAGGCGCTACTTATACCAATGTGGCCCAGAGCTCAACCACGGGTGGCGGCAGCGGATTTTTAATTGACGTGGTAAGAACCGGCGGCACGGGAGCATATGAAGTAACCTTGGCTGCAGGTGGAACATTATATAATCCCGGTGATACGGTAACTTTCTCAGGTACAGACCTAGGAGGATCCAACCCAGACAATAATATTGTCATACAAATTAACGGAGTAGGATTCCCCAATCAAAATGTAGTAGATTTTGAAATCGTTGGATCACCGATAGGAGATACTGGTGATGCTACTTATCCATCAGAGGGAGCAGCAAATATTCCCGCATTAGGTTCTGATGCAGAATTTGATATTGAAAGAGAAAACGGAACATATACAGCAACTATAGCATTAGCAGGCGACGGTGGTAGTGGGTATCAAGTTGGTAATCGTATTAGAATTTTAGGCACAGCATTGGATGGTGCCAGTCCTTCGAATGATTGTATTGTAAGGGTCACAGGAATAAGTGCTGGTGTAATCACCACCATAACCGCAGAAGGAACACCATATGCAGGTGATCCTATAGCGATTTATTCTACCCTAAGCATCAGTGAAGCAGTAACCGGAACAATTTTAGATGGCACAGTGCTTAACACCGGTGCTATTGCTACAGTACAGGTTGATTTTACTTCAGCGCATGGACTCGTGCCTGGCACTACAATATTGACACAGGTCACTTCTCAACCTGCCCCAGAATTTGCCGCGCAGGCCAGAACCTTGCCGGCATCGGGCACATGGACAGGGATAGCAGGCCTGGGAGGTGTTTATACAGCAGTATTATCAAGTTCAGTTACCTCTGCTAGATCGACTGATGGTCAAACTTGGTCGGCAGGTGGAAATATGCCTTCAGGTGCTGCCTGGAGATCTGTGGCAGCAGGAACTGTCGGATCTACAAATTATTTCGTAGCAGTAGCAACGACAACATCCAATGCCGCAGCATGGTCGGCTAATGGAGGACAGACCTGGACAGCAGCAACACTACCATCCTCAGCTAACTGGGTGTCAGTTACTTTTGGAGACGGTAGATTCGTGGCTATAGCCTCGGGCGGTACTGCCACAGCATTTTCCACAGACGGTGGACAAACATGGACGGCAGGCGGAGCATTAAGTTCTTCAACCACATGGACGGATGTTGCAGCGGGATTAGTCGGTACCAGCGTGTACTTTGTAGCCATAGCATCTGGCGGTACATTGGCAAATTATTCTGCAGACGGCGGAGCATCCTGGATAGCCACCGGAGCATTACCAGCATCTACCACTTGGTCAAGCCTAACCTTTGGCAACAATCGCTTCTTCGCAGTTGCCTCTGGAGGAACTAACGCAGCATTTTCAACCAACGGCACTGTCTGGACAGCAGCAACACTGCCCAGCAGTGCCTCTTGGAGTGCTGTGACATTCGGTGATGACGTGTTTCTAGTTGTAGCGTCTGGCAGCACATCTGCACTGACTTCTTTCACCGGTGAAACGGGTTCGTTTACTGCGAGGACCTTGGCTAGCACATCAAATTGGGCAGAAGTGGCTTATACTACCTATACAGGCTTTGGAAGATTTGCCGCGGTAGGTAACACCAACGCAGCCCAAAGTATTGACTTAACATCTGCCAACCATCAATTAGGTACTGGTCCACACGTGGTAACTGCTGTGCCGTCAGCCACTACTATAAGATTTCCTTCCAGGACTACAGGAACGATTAATACATCCGCTGCGGCCATGACCGGGGTAATTTATGCAAGACCAGACGCATTCTTTACGCACAGACCGTTTGACGGTGGTGTACAGTTAGGCACAGGCAATCCCAGCCACGGCGCACAGGCCATACGGCAGAGTAAAAAATATATCCGTTACCAATCTGGTAAAGGTATGATGTATACCACAGGCGGGCTGTTTGCGCCTAGTTATAATATCGCCAGCGCCACTGCTGTAGCAACTGTGATTAACAGCCTGATCACAGTTACACTAGACGACACAGATCACGGTCTACAACCAGGCGCCGAGATTGAAATCATCGGAATGTTGTCATTCGAATATAATGGTGATTATACTGTTGAAAATATCATTGATGCACGTAGATTCCGTGTAAGATCAAATGTAACTTTAACTACAACAACAGCACAACTAGGTCCCGATTGTAAGATATTACTAAAACGCTGGCACGGTGCCACGGTGCGTATTGGCGCATTCGATGAACAAAACGGTATTTTCTATCAGTATGACGGACAAGAAATGGCTGTAGTCCGAAGATCCAGCACCAACCAGTTAACCGGCACGATTAGTATTGCCACAGATAGTAACAGCGTATTTGGTGCGAGCACAAGATTCACAGAACAATTAAAAGTTGGCGACAAAATAGTTATCAGGGGTATGAGTCATTTGGTAACTACCATAACCAATAACACAACAATGACAGTTACCCCAGACTGGAGAGGTGCAACTTCTATTACTGGTGCTAAGATCTGTGTGACGGAAGATCTTTATATTCCTCAAAGTGACTGGAATATGGACAAATTAGACGGAACAGGTCCTAGCGGATATTATATGTTGCCATGGCGTATGCAGATGTTAGGTATGCAATATTCTTGGTACGCTGCTGGATTCATTGAGTGGATGCTACGTGGCGCCGATGGAAAGTTTGTATTCTTACACAAAGTAAGAAATTCTAACGTAAACACAGAAGCATATATGCGCACTGCTAATTTACCTGTGCGCTATGAAGTTGAAAATAGATCCGCAGTCAGTAAACTTGCAGAAGGTATAGACAGTTCAGCAACTAGTTTACGTTTAACTGATGCTAGGAGATTCCCAACTTCTGGAACATTGTATATAGATAACGAATTAATTTCTTATTCTGGCAAATCCGGTAACACATTGACCAGTTTAACCAGAGCAGCAACATTCCTCGCATTTACCGCTGGTCAAAACAGAACTTTCTCCGGTGGTCTAGCAGCAGCACACTCAGAAGGTGCGGGAGTGACATTGGTCAGTTGTACAACCAGTCCAACTATCAGCCACTGGGGTTCTGCTTTATTGACTGACGGCTTGTTCGACTCAGATCGAGGCTACATTTTTAACTATGCTGCCACAGGTTTAAGTATCACAACTGCTAAACAGACAGCATTCATGATACGATTGGCTCCTTCAGTTTCCAATGCTATAGTTGGTGATTTGGGCGAACGTGATCTACTGAACAGAGCGCAGTTATTGTTGAATGAAATTTCTATCACCACTGACACAGGCACAGGCGCCATTGTTGTTGAAGGAATTTTGAATCCGAGAAACTACCCTGCTAATCCAACTAATATTACGTGGGCAGGCTTAAGCGGTGCTGCTGCAGGTGGACAACCTAGTTTTGCACAGATCGCACTGGGTGGTTCTATCAACTGGGGTGGTGTGCCGTTGACTACAACCACAGCAACTATCCAAGGTGCGTTGACTACAAATATCACAGCACGTGGTTTTAGTACGGTTACTCAGACCTTGACAGCCATAGCCAATAACACATTTAGAACACAGGCATTTGTTAATACACAAAATGATTTCTTTATAACCAACACTGCCTTTGATACAATTACAGCAGGTGCTACACCGTTGCGTGTGGGTGATGGTTTAAGTCTAGCATCATTTGTCACTGGTGGACAGACTATTTCCAGCATAACGCGAGGCTATCTATCAAGCTCATTTACCAGAATCGTGATGAGCGCCAACGCTAACGGTAACAGTGCTGCTTTTGTCAATCAGTCAGTGACTTGTACTAACAGTATTTCAACTGGTTATGCCAGCGCATACGTGAACGGTAGAACTGATTTCTTAATCACTGATGCAGAAGCAGCATCTTCATTCATTGCTATAGGTGATAGATTAAGTGTGGCATCATTCCTAGTATCAAGCCAAACCATACAGAGTATTACTACAAATTTTGCCAGGGTTAGCGGAACTAACTTTACCAGGATTGTCATGAGTTCGGGAGCAAATGCTACTCAGTCAGCCAACGTACAAACCACAACCACAGTAACAGCATCGGGAACTGCAGCATCTTACGCTGGTAACTTTTTGTTCTTCACCCAGGCAACATGGAATAACAGCGGAGCCTCTCAGGGCACACGAGTGTCCACAGCATTCACACAGTTTCCTGCTAATACCGCGGTTTCTGCAGTGACCAACAGGAGATTAGGTGCTACGACGGTGATACGTGCTACATTTACTCAGTCATTAACTTCTTCGGTAAGTGCCGCAGGCACAGTAACATTCCAATTTGGCGATCCGCAGTTTGCTCTTCCAGGAGAACAGGTATTTTCATTCGTAACCAATCCAGGAAATATCTCAAATTTAAGTCTTGTAGAATTGAAAGAATTAACCACCACAGCATTAGGAGGCAGGGGCGCATTCCCGAATGGCCCAGACGTGCTGGCCATCAATGTGTTTAAGGTTACGGGAACTGCTACGCCTGGCGCGATTATTCTGCGTTGGGGAGAGGCGCAGGCTTAACCGCAAACTTGTTGCGTTCGATCTGATCTAATTTCGTATCTAGTGTTTTTTTGATAGATACGATATTAGATCGGATGTCAGCGATGTCATCTCCCATGCGACCAGTTAATATGATCTGATCATGGCTGCGATCTATATAACTGACCTGCTCGATCAATTGCCTTAATAATTTTTCTAATGCAGACCTGTTTCCCTGATCGCCGATAGCGTCGATCCTGGTCTGGTATCGTTGACAGTCTTCTACGAATCGGGGGTTAGTGGTTAGTTTTGGAATCATTTTCAAGCACCATTATAGTTTCGATTTTCGCTCGTATCAGCGAATTATTTAATGTGGTTTTCAATCCAACGTGCAGATTTTTTGGCAGATCGTTGATATTAGCCCAGCATATGGTTTCATTGTCAGATCCGAAAAATTCTTGATCTACTAGACAAATGTAAGTGCTATATTCAAAACCTCGATCCTCACTGAGATATAATTCGATCGGTATTATCCTACCTGTAGAATAATCGTTCAACAGTTGTTGAGAATCATCTAAAACCGTAGAATTACGTGCGAAAGTAGGCACGGTCCATCGTTCGTCTTGTAAGATTAGAAATATCCTATTGGTTTTTTTAGAAAGGAAAAGTAATCCGGCACGCTGTTGCATACCTATACTTATTGCGGATCTAGATCTAATCTCCAATAACCGGCAGAATATTCTCCCTCAAACGACTTTAACCATTGTTCCCCGTCCCATCGATATTGCACACCGGTACGCAGATTTTGGAAATAAGTAGGAACGAAATCTTCTCCAGATACTCCCGCATCTTCCAATAGATGATCATCGGGATTCCAGACAGTCGTCCAAGAGGTGCCAGTCCATTCTATGATAGAATTAGCCTTGATCACAGGATCATTACCGTCCGAATTTTTCCAACCGTCGGGTCCGTCGTAGACCTGTCCCTGACTAGAATCCGATGGATGGCTGGAATCCCAGTTTTGTTGATTGATTAATCCGGTGCTGGCGCTGTTATTGACATCATCCAGCATCAAAAAACGCACACCGGCTGTCACTGGTTGATCTGTCATCTCTCCATTGGGTCGTTTAGGATTATACTTATAAGGATCTATGATAGCATCTACTGTGGTCCATTGATTGTTGGATCTAGTTGGCCCAGAAATTATAGTGTTGCTGGGTCTTGAATCGACATCTACAGTTACCAGTAGATAAGTAGGATCGATTTCATTGACTACGAATGTTCCTCCTATCTCATTACCGCTAGGCTGTAGGAAATAGATTTTGCTGATGCCAGGATTGTAACCACCATATACATTGAGTATCTTCTCCCAATCTACTCTTTCTCCTTGCTTGATAGGCGGTGACAGCCCTATCGAAGTAATTACCTCTCCTGGGCTGATCACAGAAAGATCGTAATCTCTATCTTGGCCGTTATTGCTTTTAAGGAATAAAACTCCGAACTGTCCGGGAGTGGTATGCATCTGTGCGTCTCCATCTTCTTGATTGTATATTAATTCTTCGAGATCTTTGACGTCTCCTGAATCGGTGAACACGTTCATTACTAGATTGCGTATGACTCCCATCTTCTTGACTTTGGCAGGCGGAGTGATATAGATAGGAATCGTGAACTCCATAGTGGCTATGTCTATATTGGTGTCCGCACCTTGCGGAATCGTTCTCGAACTGAAATTTATGGTTTTTAAATCTACCACGCTGATGCTGGTCCAATCGATATAGTTATCAGTGGTCTGTATTTCTAGGCTCGGATTGAACAACATCAGGATCTGTTCTAGTATCTGTAATTTTTGGTCAGTGTTGCTGGTCCATAGTTCAGCCTTCATCGATAGTTTAAAAGGAGTGGGCATCAATCTTTCTACGGTATACCCTCCGCCTTGGTAATTTTCATATATAGGTGTACCCCGTAATCTCACATCTGGATGATCGTCGGGATAGAAATCTTCAAATGCTCTTTCACGGATCTGCATTTTACTGACAAAACTAGCGTCTGCTAATCGTCCCGTATCCAGTTCTAGACCGGAAATATAACAGGCGATTTTAGGCACAGTCATCATTTTATTTTCAGAATTTTCCATGATGATAGCAGCCACTTGCCTGGTTAGATCTCCGTAGGTCACTGGAATATGTCGTAGCGTGTCGTCACCGGTTTTATATTTAAAACCGATAAAGATGCGCATGAATTGTGTGACATATCTTCTTATCTGTCCGTCATAAAACCAATCCATTATTCATCCGCCTTTGGTCTTAGAGCCTTAGTGAGGCTCTGTTTTTCTTTCACTGTTTTACCGTTAACAGTGGCCTGCTTGTTGTTGTTTATAAACGTGGTCTTATGGGTCAGTTTTACGTCTTTGCCTAAGAACATGTCATTGGGCGATCCGCCTGCGACAACATCCTCATTACCAAGATTATTCAATGTCATTCTAGTAATGTCTTCGACTTTGACCCATCTCGTTCCACTAAATCTAAACAATCGTTTGGGACTGTAATCTGTTCGAAGATGGAATTGACCGATACCAGGCTGTAAAGGAAAAGCGATTCCGGCAGTAAATGGTGCACCGTTGGGAGGGACTCCGTCGCCGTCCCCGATCATCGGACCGTTGTATTCCGGACTCTGGAAAATCGTAGATGATGTAGGTCCCACATAAACAGGATCACCGTTCTCGTCCACTAAAGGATCGCCATTGGCATCTGTGGCCTGTGTCTGCATAGAGGCCAGCAATTGTGTATTGTCTGCGGTTACTATCTCTACTTTTCCAGTCTCGTCTTTCTGCAACATATAATGTTGCGTGGTGTCAAATCCACTCTTAGGAGAATCTAATTCGGCCTGCTCAAGGACCGCTTGCGTGATCTGCATTTCTTTTTCATAGGTGCTCATCAGATCTCGCAAGGTCATATCTGATCCTTCACCTGCGATGCTATCTAATATCTCTTTGTACTCTTGGCTGTCTACCAACGGTTTGCATTTGGCACGATACAGGTGCGGGTACCAAGTCACTGAAAATCCTTCTGCTGCACGAGTGACCTCTTCTATGACATAGAATCTTTTAAGGGCGAATGATAGGTCGTTGAGGGCGTATTCATCTTTGAGATGCGGTAATTCTATGACATCTCCGCTGATAAGTTTCCTTCCTAGTTTTTCTACTGTATCTCGAATATGGAAAGTTATAAAAATAGTGTCATTCTGTAGAAACAATCCGAACTGGCTAAGATTGAAATCTGTATCCTGTAGATTATAAACACCTCGCATGACATATACATCCGGATCATATTTTCTATCTCTGTTTTCTAGAAATAGCAAATCTTGTATCTGTGTCGGATCCGTGGAATCGTATGCGGGAGTGCTAGGTGTATCACCTTGCACAGAAGCACCAGGACCCAGATACTTGTGTATGAGCACATCGGTTCCTCCTATCTGGAACATCTCCCAGGCGGTTTTATCGATGAACTTAAAATCATTGCCCTTTTCGGGCCTATAGAGACTGAGTCTTGGCATAGTTGTATATTTACCGCATAAATACTATCATGAGCCAAATCGACCAAGCCCGTCAATCCGTCTATGACTACTGCAAAACCATGCTAGGCGATGGTATGATAGATGTAGAACTAGATCCCGAACACTATGAAACTGCACTAGATCGCAGTCTAGGCATTTTTCGCCAACGATCCGATAATGCTGTCGAAGAGAGTTATGCTTTTTTAACTCTAAAACAAGATCAAAATGATTATATATTACCTAGAGAAATACAACAGGTAAGACAGATCTATAGGCGTAGCATAGGATCACGCACAGGCAACGGCACAGGCGGCACAGTGTTTGAACCTTTCAATCTGGCCTATACCAATACCTATCTGCTGAGTTCTACAAATATGGGCGGTTTGGCCACTTACGAATTGTTCGCAGGATATCAAGAACTAGTAGGCAAGATGTTTGGATCATTTATCAATTTCACTTTCAATCCCCAGACAAGAAAATTGACCATATTCCAACGTCCTAGAGGGGAAGAAGAAGTGATGTTGTGGGTCTATAACAAACGTCCAGATTTCGCTATAATCGAAGATACATATGCCAATCAATGGATCAAAGATTACAGCCTGGCTAACTGCAAGATAATGCTAGGACAGGCTCGCGAAAAGTTCGCCAGCATCGCAGGCCCCCAGGGTGGCACAGCCCTAAACGGTGCTGCGATGAAATCTGAGGGCCAGGCAGATATCGAACGATTGACCAAAGAATTGGAAACCGCTGTTCCTGGCGGTCACGGTTATACCTGGATCATCGGCTAATGAAAGCATCGGAATTTATCTTTGAAAGCGACGAAGAATTTTATACTGAGACCGCTAAGATGGTCTGGGGTGTAGGTAAACATACGGCTCGAAGCGGCACACCGAAACTAAAATTCCGTTGCACTTCCGGCCCAAGGGCTAGCCGCCAGGTCAGCCACCCTTCAAAATGCCATCAACCCATGAACATCGCCAAAGCACAAAAAATGAAGACTACTCGAGCCCGCACTAAAGTCCAGGCTGCTCGCAGAACTGATAGAACTAAATCTATCAACACCGCCAGTGTATTAGCCAATCGACTAAACACGGGCAAACCAAAAACGCCAAAACCCTATTATTAAGGTTGATTATTCTACATTAAATTTGCTATAATGTCTGTAATTGGAGGACATTATGATCATAGGTATTTGCGGTTTCATCGGCAGCGGCAAGGACACAGTCGCTGACTATCTAGTCAACTTCCACGAATTTCGTAGAGAAAGTTTTGCCAACACACTCAAAGACGCCGTCTCAGCGGTGTTTGGCTGGGATAGGACCATGCTGGAGGGCAGAACCAAGGAAGCCAGAGAATGGCGCGAACAGGTAGATCCGTGGTGGGCCGAACGACTGGACATGCCCACGCTGACCCCCAGATGGGTCCTACAATATTGGGGAACTGAAGTCTGTAGACGTGCATTTCATGATGATATATGGATCGCTAGTTTAGAAAACAAACTCCGTAACTCTCGAGATCACGTCGTGATTTCAGACTGCCGCTTCCCTAACGAAATATCCAGTATCCGACGTGCGGGCGGAAAAATCGTCTGGGTGAAACGCGGAGAACTACCTGAGTGGTATCAATATGCTATGGCAGCGAATCAACTAGGCAGCAATCTAGCATTAAACGAACTTAAAAGATTAAAAATACACGCTTCGGAAACCGCTTGGGTCGGCACAGAATTCGATCACGAAATCGACAACAACGGAACTATCGACGATTTATATAAACAAATACGATCATTGATCATACATCAGGGACAAGATCTCCCTGGCGCCAACGGACGCCTTCTCGATGCAGAATTCGTTGGCAGTTCGCGCATACTGTCTTGAGGTTGCTAGGACGGCAGTTATCTAGATTTCCATCTACGTGAAACACGTTGAACTGCTCTGGATGTCTGCTCCTGAATCCACACTTTTCACAAGAATCTTTTTGTCGATATCCTGATTGATACCATCGAGGTCGTTTACTATCAGCACCTCGAGCGCAGGTATCACATTGGTGTCGATAAAATATTTTTCCTCCTTTGTGATAGTTCACAGCACGAGGTTTTTCACCGCAGGTTTTACATAAAAGGCGCATATGATATTTATAACCGCCCTTTTATTGCCCTTTTCCCCGCTGCATAACCGCCCATTTTTGTGATAACCCGCTAAATAATATGAGCAACTATTACCAGGAGATTAGGGAATGGCACTAACATCACCAGGCGTACAAGTTACGGTAATTGACGAGAGTTTTTATACACCAGCGGAACCTGGTACTACTCCCCTTATCGTGATCGCTACCGCACAGGATAAATCTAACGCAGCAGGCACAGGTACTGCTATAGGAACTACCGCAGCGAATGCACTGAAAGCATTCAAGATCACTAGCCAGCGAGAACTGGTAGACACATTTGGTATTCCGTTCTTTGAACAGACTCCTTCAGCAAGTCCAGTACACGGCGGAGAGAGAAACGAATACGGACTATTAACAGCATATAGTTACCTCGGGGTAAGCAATGCAGCATTTATCGTTCGAGCAGATGTCAACCTAGCCGAACTGGAAGGACAGACTACCGCCCCGGGAGCAGAGCCAGCGAATGGCAAATGGTGGCTAGACACTCTTTCAACTTCTTGGGGTATCCAAGAGTGGAATGGTGCACCATCGACAGTAGTTGGCGGACAACGATTCGCTAACAAAGTGCCCTTGGTGTTCACAGACGAGGACGTCAGCAAACTAGACGGACAGCCATATGCTCCATTATCATCTGTAGGATCTGTGGGAGACTACGCTGTTGTCGCACAGACCATCGGCGTAGATGCCAATGTAGATGCTACTAAAGAATATATTAAATTATGGTACAAGAGCGCAGGTAACGGAGGTGCGGGCGATCAGGGTGTTGTCGCTGGTACTTGGGTATTAGTAGGATCTCCTGAATGGAAAGCCAGCCATCCGGCCGTGCAAGGTACTACAGCAGTAGCATCTCCGGTAGCACATACTGAGTTAGTTTTGAACGGAACTCCTATCACAGCAGGTTCGAGATCAGCGGCCACACTGGCTGGTGTTATCAATGGCCTAGCGCCCGTAGGCATTTCTGCCCAAGCGGTCAACAATAGACTTTACATATATTCCGATGGAACTACTGTGTCAGATGGGAGCACCACCGGTGCCGATGGTGCCCTAACATTAGAAGGAACCTGGACTCCATTTGGCATTGATGCAGGAACGTATTATTCTCCTAAACTACAACAGACTCCGCATACTCAAGTTCCTGCATACAAATCAACAGATGCTGCTGCGAGACCAACGGGATCCGTATGGATCAAGACCACAGCACCAAACAGCGGTTCGAGATGGATCATTAAACGTTGGAACAGCGCTACACAGTTATGGATTTCATATTCAGCACCATTATATGCGACTACGCATGCTGCGATCTACGGTCTAGATCGCAGCGGCGGTGGAGTTGGTATAGATCAAGAAGAACTGTTTGTTCAGACCAACGCCACCGAAAACAGTGGTAATGACAGCACACCCGAAACTGTAGAATATAGAATCTGGAGACGCAGCGGACAAGGTGCGACAACGATCGAATCCGTAGAAATCGTTCCAGCAACGTTCGGCACAGTTACCGGTAATAATTTTGTGTTAAAACAGAGCCATCCGGGCTACGAAGATCTAATTTCTACTACGGTAACTTTCAATTCTGCCAGTGACGCAGAAGAAGATGCACAGGCATTTGCAGCGGCTATAAATGCTGCAAATTTTGGATTCGATAACACAGATCCTACTAATCCTATCGCTTATACTAACTATGTAACTGCTGAGGTTACCGCAACTAATACGGTGAAGATTAGCCACGTCGCAGGCGGCGATATGAGATTCGTTCTCGGAGGAGTAGGCACGGTGATCGAATCGGCATTTACCGCCTACGACATAGAAGACCAAGACGGTACCGTTAATCTGTACGCATCCGACAACGGAACAGAGTTGATAGCTACGCTGTGGAAACCATTAGCCACAGAGAATTTTGCTGCACAGGGAGATCAACCTCTAGCAGAAGCAGCAGATGGCCAACTATGGTATACTCCTAACTTCTCCGAAGTTGATATCATGGTACATAACGGATCTACTTGGGTCGGATATAAAAACACATATTCTTTATATACAGGAACAGATCCAGAAGGTCCTATCGTGAGCGCCAGCGAGCCGACTGCACAGAGCGACGGAACGGCTCTAGTTGATAACGACCTATGGATCAGCACCGCTGATCTAGAAAATTTTCCGACTATCTATAGATACACCAACGCAGGAACTACCAGTGCTGCTTGGTCTTTGCTGGACAAGACCGATCAAACCACAGAAGATGGTATCCTGTTCGCCGACGCGAGATGGAACACAGACGGCGGATCGGGCGAAGCCACTATCATTGAACTGCTGACCAGCAACTTCTTAGATCCAGATGCTCCAGATCCAGCACTATATCCTAAAGGAATGCTGTTATGGAATCTGCGCAGAAGCGGAGGTAACGTCAAGCGTTATCAAAACAACTACATCAATATCGCAGAAAACAATCCAAGATTCCAGACATCTAGAGCAGCACTAGGACTCGATCCGATACTAGGTGATCAGATGACCACGTATTGGACTGACCGTTGGACCACAGCATCGCCTAACAACGAAGACGGGTCCGGTTCGTTTGGTCGCAAAGCTCAGCGTGCTCTAGTACAACAGAAATTAAAAAGCTGTATCGATACCAGTTCAGAGATACGAGATGAAGAACGTAGAAACTTCAATTTGATCGCTTGCCCAGGATATCCAGAAACACTGAGCAATTTGATCAACTTGAATCTAGACAGAGGGTTGACAGCATTCGTGCTCGGCGACACACCATTGCGTTTACCCGCAGATGCTACCAGCCTAACAGCCTGGGGTACCAATGCTAACGGCGCACTAGATAACGGTGACACAGGTATCGTTAGTTACGACGAATACTGTGCTGTATATTATCCAAACGGATTTACCACAGACTTAAGCGGTGCTAACGCAGTCGTTCCGGCCACACACATGATGCTGAGAACTATCGCACTGAGCGATCAAGTTTCTTATCCTTGGTTTGCGCCAGCAGGCACAAGACGAGGCGGCATCACAAATGCAACAGCAGTTGGTTTTATAGATGCTGATACAGGAGAATTCCAAAGCGTGGCACTAAATGAAGGCCAGCGCGATACATTGTACGAACTAAAAGTCAATCCAATTCCGTTCTTTGTAGGAGTGGGTCTCGTAGCATACGGTCAAAAGACTCGTGCTAGAAACGCCAGCGCTCTAGATAGAATTAATGTGGCACGCCTAGTGGTATATCTACGCAGCCAACTACAAAAATTGGCTCGTCCGTATATCTTCGAACCTAACGATAAGATTACCAGAGACGAGATCAAAGGTGCTGTAGAAAGCCTGTTGTTAGAATTGGTTGGCTTGAGAGCGCTCTACGACTTTGCCGTGGTCTGCGATGAATCCAATAACACGCCGTCTAGGATTGATCGTAACGAACTTTATGTTGATATTGCGATTGAACCAGTAAAGGCAGTTGAGTTTATCTACATTCCATTGCGTGTCAAGAACACAGGAGAGATTTAAAAATGGCACTAACATCCTTAAATAGAATTTCAGTTCCAACCAGTAACGGCAACAGCGGCACCGCGCTGCTAATGCCTAAACTACAGTATCGCTTTAGGGTGATACTGCTAGGATTCGGTGTTGAGGCCAGCACAGAGTTAACCAAACAGGTCAGCGATGTAAAACGTCCGACTGTGACCTTTGAAGAAATGGAGATTCCGATCTATAACTCCAAGGTTAAACTGGCCGGTAAACCGAGCTGGGATGACGTGACCATCAACTTGCGTGACGATGCCAACGGTCAAGTACAGAAATTAGTTGGTCAACAGATCCAGAAACAGTTTGATTTCATGGAACAGGCCTCTGCGAGATCAGGTATTGATTATAAATTCCAAGCCAATATCGAAATGATGGATGGAGGAAACGGTAATCTCGAGCCAAACATCCTAGAAAAATGGGAACTGTATGGCTGTTTCTTATCTAGTGTAGATTACGGTGAGGCAAACTACGCCAATAATGAGCCCATGACAGTGGCTCTCACGGTCAAATACGATAATGCCGTGCAATTCGCGGGGGCCAGCGGCAC